CAAATATGGGGTTGATGCCAAATCTTTTATAGATGAAATGAAAAATATCCCAAATAATACATCTGTTCTTTTAAGAATAAACTCACCTGGTGGTTCAGTAGTAGATGGTTTAGCGATATATGATGCTATTAGCAGAATGCCACAAAAGGTAACTACTCGTATAGAAGGTATCGCTGCATCAATGGGAAGTGTTATTGCACTTGCTGGTGATGAAGTTATAATGAGTGAAAATTCACTTTACATGATACACAACGTATGGGGAGGAGAAGTTGGAGATGCAGGTGATTTAAGGAAAGCAGCCGACCTCATGGATAAAATGGGAGATAGGTTAGTAAGTATATATATGTCTAAGAGTGGAAATAGCGAAGAGCAAATCCGTTCCTGGATGAATGAAGAAACTTGGTTTGATAGTTCTGAAGCAGTGAAGTATGGTTTTGTAGATATAATCGAAGAACCTATAAAATTAGCTGCAAGGTTTGATATAAACAAGTATGATTACAAGAATAAAGCTCTTGTAAATAATTTATTTAATAACATTAAAAAAGAAAGTAAAATGGAAAAAGAGTTTGATAACTTAAAATCTTTTATCGCTGATCTTTTTAACAAAGAAGGCGAAGTAAAGGAAGTAAAAATTCTTGATAATGATGTTGTTGTTGAAAAAATGAAAACTTTAGAGGAGTCTATAGAAGAGTCTAACAAAGCTATCGTTGAATTAAATGGCAAAATCGTTGAAAAGGATGGTTACATTGCAACTTTAGAAGATGAGATTTCTTCTTACAAAGTAGCAAAAATGGAGGGAACTCCAAGTGATGTAGTGCCTAGTAAAGACCCTAACCCAACTCCAGATGTAAAGTCTGAAAACGCATGGGATGTACTAGCTAAGAGCATCAGTGATGACAAGAAAGTTTATTTTAAAAATTAAAAATTAGAAAAAAATGGCAAACGTAATTAATACAAGTTTAACTTGGAGTCAGGAAGATGCTAGACGTTATTTCCTATCTCCATTGTTTTACGAAAATGACCATCTTAAAGGGATGGAAGTTATTTCTGATATTTCTGGTGCTTCTATTAAGTTAGACAGATATTCAGCTTTAAAAGACTTAACTAAATCAATGAACACAGCGTGTTTCGCTGCTGACGCAGACCAATCTACTAATAGCGTTATAGAATTAACTCTATCTCGTTTAGAGGTTGAACACGCACAACAGTCTACTTCTTTATTATCTCACATTAAATCTCAATTATTGAGACGAGGTATTAGTCGTTACGACTTATCAGGAACTATCTTTATGGAAATCGTTTCTGAATTAGTATTACAAGGTATCATGAGAGATATGTCTACAATCCTATGGTTTGGAGATACTGCAAATGGTGCTGGTACTCAAGCACTTGCAAATGGTGTATGGAAAGCTCTTGATGGTGCTGTAGGTGGTGCTTTACCAGTTGCACAAACACTAACTCAAGGTGCTACTGCAACAATCGCACAATTAGAAGCAATGTTAGCTGCTCGTTCAACTGAACTAGCTACTGCTGAAGGACAAGTTATTTACTGTTCTCGTGCTTTTGCTGATTCTTATGCAAAAGAATTAAGAGCTTCTAATGGTTCTCATACTGCTGCTTACGCTGACTTACAAAATGGTGTTGGAAGTCTACGTTTCAATGGTGTTCCTTTAGTTGTTATCAATTCTTGGGATGTTGATATTGCTAACCATTCTGCTGCATTAGCTACTATGGCAAATGGTCTTGCTCCAAATGGTGCTGCTGAAACTAAGTGTGCTATCTGGACAATGGAAAACAACATTACTGTAGGTACTGACTTCGCTGCACAAGATGTAGATATGTGGTACAACAGAGATTGTAAAGAAAACCGTTTCAGAATGCTTTACTCTTTCGGTGTAGCTGTTAAAGAGCCAGGAATGGTTGTTACTTCTACTGAAGACTAATAATAAAAATGTACGAGGGGGGGAGTAAAATCCCTCCTGACTACTTTGTTTAACAATATAATAAATATAAAAAAATGGCAATAACTCAAGGACACGCAATCGTATGTTGCGATAGAAACCGAAGAGGTGGACTTAAAAGAATTTGGCTTATGGAGCAAGGTGGCTTAGGTGCTGTAGCTTATGCTGTAGCTGGTTCAGGACCAGGATCTGATGCTGCTGGTGGCGAATTTAATTCTTTTGTATCATCTACTTGGTATGAATTTGAATTTGACAGAGAAACTGCTGGTTTCACTGCAAATGCTTCAAGAGAGAATGGTTCTACTCTTGTTAATGTAGAGTTAGATTTCTACATTCCAAAAATTACTGAAGAAATTAACGGAAGATTAAGAGAACTTACAGAGTCTTGTGGTCTTTACGCTTTAGTAGAAACTTATGCTGATGACTGTGATGCAGTTGCACCAGAGACTTATTTCTTTATCTTAGGATATGACAAAGTTTTCGAAAAGAAAGCATACTTAGAGTTCTCTTCAGGAGAGCAAACTACAGGTGTTGCATTACAAGATGCAAATGGTACTCAAGTTAAATTAGCTGGTGTTCACGCTGAATACCCAAGAGAAGCGTTAGTAGTAGTTTCTGCTGCAAACGTAGATCCAGCAAACGCAGGTCAGATTGATTTATTTCAAGCTGTTACAGGCGTTACCAATGCTTGGACTTCAAACTAGGTTACAATAACTTTTTATAAGATTAGGGGGAAATTCCCCCTAATTCTTATATATTTACATAAAATATTATATCATGATGAAATTTAAGTTCGATAAAGATTATTTTGTTTCTAATGATAATGACTCTGTTGTAGTTGTAGGACACGCTTTTGAGGTGTCTTTTGATTCTAAACTAAGCAACAAGGTGTTATCTCATTTATATAATCAAGGCAAACCTTATGTTACTTTGGAAAATGAAGAACAAGTTGTCAAAGAAGATGAAATCATACAACCAGAAAAAGTTATTATAAATGAGCCGAAAAAGAAAGAAAAGTATAGAAAGTTTAAGTCAAACAAAAAAGAGTCCTAAGATATTAGGATATTCTTTTTCTAAAGACTTATCTAAAGAACCACCAAAAGAACCACATCCGTATAAACAATTACAGGATGATTGGATTCCTTTTGGCATTAACAATTTATTTCCACAAGAGTTGTCAGAGCTTTCACGCTCTGCTTCTACGCATAGGGCTATACTTAGCACTAAAACTACATTTTCTGTAGGTGAAGGTCTTAGGACTAGTAATAAAAATTTGCAAGGCATATTAGAAGATGTAAACATCTATGGTGAATCTATGGATGATGTTGCTAAAAAAGTTTTTGCTGATTATTGGAAATTAGGTAATGGCTACATGGAAGTTGTTATTGGTAGAGGTTATTTAAACTTTTTTCACCAAGATGGCACAACTGCAAGAGTACACAAAGATGGTAAGCACATATTGTTGCACCCTGATTGGGAACACGCAAGACAATATCCAGATGATTTAAGAAAGATACCTAAATACCCTGAATACAAAGAAGAAAATGGTGGTTCTACATTTAGAACAATTATTCATTTTTCTGATTACGAAAGCACATACTACTATTATGGTATGCCAGATTACTGTGCTGCTTTAGACCATATAAAAATAGCAAATCAAATAGGGGTTTACAACCTTACTAGATTTAAGAATGGTTTTATGCCTAGTGCTATTGTAGAGCTAAACGCTGACATGGGAGAAGACGAGGCACAAGACTTTATTGATGATGCTGTAGAAAAGCTAACAGGTGCTGGAGATAACTCTAAAATATTATTTATAGCAAAGAATGGTGATGGTGATGCAACTAATGTAAACATAATAAATGATACTAGCGATGGTTCTTTTATGGAGTTGCAGAGAATAACTAACGATAATATAATTTCGGCACATAGGTGGAATCCAGCTTTGTCTGGAATACAGGTTGCAGGACAGCTTGGTAACAACCAACAGATACTTACTGCTTATGATATAGCAATGAGTACAGTGATAAAAGAACCTCAACAGATGTTCTTAAAGATATTAAAAAAGATTTTAAAAACCGAAAGAGGAATTAATGCCTCTGACCTAACATTTTACACTAAACCACCAGTATCATTACTTGGAGCAATATCACCTTCTGAATTTATATCTATAAAAGAGGGTAGAGAGATATTTCATTTGCCAGAGCTTAGTAAAAGACAAATGGAAGAGTTGCTAGAAGAAAAAGCAAAGTCAAAGCAGAATGAAGTAAAAGAAAATAATAACGATATAAACGAAGAAGATGCCACTAATAACTAAATCAGAAGTAATATCTAGGTGTATCACTAACGCAAACTTTGATACACACCTGATCAAAGACACATTTATAGAAATAGCAGAGTTAAATCACGTTAAGCCTTTTTTAGGTGAAGATTTATATGATGCTTGTGTTGCTGGTGGTTACGTTACTTTAGTAAACGATTATATTAAAAATTATTTGGCATTCTGCGTAAAATTTGAGATATTGCCAGACATAACTTATAACACAACATCACAAGGTGTTGTTGATAATTTAGCAGACTTTACAAGTCCTGTAGACCCATCTAAGTTAAATTACTTGAGACAAGAAACCTATAAAAAGGCTGAAACGTACAAGAAAAAAATGGAGAAATATTTAGATGATAACATTACTTTATATCCTGAATGGAAAGGATGTGATGGCTGCGATAACAAAACAAAAGGTGGAAATGTAAGTAAAAGACATGGGATTATACCATACTAGATAAATGAAGCACCATAATAATTTAACTGATTCCCAGATACATAATCCAAAAGGATTTGCTCCTGCTAGAAAAAGAACTGTGTCCACTAAGAATGGGCAAAGTATAGTTGAGTGGGTAAAAGCAAACTATACAAGCACACTAACCATAACTCCTATTGCAGATGTTGGTGGTAATTTACACCATCAATACTTATGTATATATAATAGTTATGATGAGACTAAGTATGCTGTATATTTTCAAATCATAAACACAAATGTTATTTCTACTCCTGCTGGTTATGGAGGTGTTATAGCTGTAGATGTTACTAACACAGGTATAAATTCAACAGCTTTAGAAGTAGGAACTGCTTTGCATGGTGCTTTAGATGCACACGCAGACTTTGTGTCATCAAGAGACAGTAGTGGGGTAGTAACTGTAACAGGATTGACTACAGCCTCCCCTGCCCTAGAAAATGGAACAGGATTTGGTGTTAGTATCGCAGATGTAGAAATTACAAATGAAGTGCTACATACCGATGCAAATGGTAACATAAGATTCACTCCATTTTCTACGATATTAACCGATACAGGTGTAAATGATAAAAATTATATACACAATCAAAATGTTGCTAGTGCAACTTGGGTTGTAACACATAATTTAGGAAAAAATGCTAGTGTAACTGTTGTTGATTCGGCAGGTACAGTAGTACAAGGTCAAGTTGATTACGATTCGCTGAATCAGGTAACTATAACCTTTAGTGGAGCTTTCTCTGGGAAAGCGTATTTTAATTAATAAATAAATAAAAAAAAGAAAATGCCAGAAATTAAATTTTTAGTCGATTTAGATGTACAAGGAAATGTAGATTTGAACGACCATGAGTTGCAGAATTTTAAAATTCAGCACTTAGCGACAGACCCTTCAGGAGTTGAAGGACAAATATATTATAACACTACTTCTAACATCATAAAGTATTACGATGGTTCTGCTTGGATAACATTATCCTCTTCGACAGGTGATATTACTGAAGTTATTGGTGGTAACAACATTGATGTTTCAGGTGGTGATAGTGGTGCTGCTACTGTAAACCTTGATAGTGCTACAATTAGTGCAATTAGTGCTAACACAGCTAAGGTTAGTAACGTAAGCACCGACCTATCTGTTACACAAAGTGGCACATCATTAGTAGTAAATTCTAGTGATGGTACAAACGCAAGTTTACCTGCTGCTGATACAGATAACTGGGGTGTTATGACTGATGAGATGTTTGATGCAATTCAAGCTAACACTGCAAAAACAGGTATTACTAGTGCAGAACAAACTAAGTTAGGACACATTTCTGTTACACAGGCTGTAGACTTAGATACTATGGAGTCAGATATAGCTACTAACAACGCTAAAATATCTTATACAGATGCTTCGGCTGTAGCTGCGAACACAGCAAAGAACTCTTATCCAAGTGCTGATTCTACTAAAGTAGGATTTATATCTGTAACACAGGCTGTTGATTTAGACACTATGGAGTCTGACATTGCAACAAACAATGCTAAGACAGGTATTACTGCTGCTCAAGCTAGTGCAATTACTGCAAACACAGCTAAAGAGACAAACGTAGATACAGATTTAGGTGTTATTACAAATTCAACGAGTTTGACAATTACATCTTCTGATGGTAATAATGCTTCTCTTCCTGCTGCAAACACAACTAATTGGGGTGTAATGACAGATGAGATGTTTGACACATTAGAAGCTGCTGCACCTAAAGCTAGTCCTGCATTAACAGGTACTCCAACAGCACCTACTGCTGCTGCAAACACCAACACAACACAAATTGCAACTACTGCTTATGTACAAACAGAGATTGGTGATTTAATTGGTGGAGCTCCAGGAGCATTAGATACTTTAAACGAGATTGCTGCTGCAATTAATGATGATGCAAACTATGCTGGTACTATTACTTCTGCTTTAGCAGGAAAGTCTCCTATTGCAGGTAGTAGCTCTATAGTAACTGTAGGTACTATCGGAACAGGAGTATGGAATGGTACAGCTATTGATCAGGCATATTTAAGTGGTCAAAGTGGTACTAACACAGGTGATGAGGTTGCTGCAAGTACAACTACTGCTGGTATTGTAGAAAGAGCAACAAACTCTGAAGCTCTTGCTGGTACTGATACAAGTAGATATGTAACTCCTGCACACTTAGCTGCAAGAACATTCGAAGGTAAAATTGGTGATGGTTCTTCAACTAGCATTGCTGTAACTCATAACTTAGGAACAAGAAATGTTATTGTACAACTGTATGATGGAAATACTTTTGCAACTGTTTATGGTGAAGTGGTTAGAAATTCAACTACCCAAGTTACTATTGGTTTTAACGATGCTCCAGCAACAGATGAAATTGCAGTTTTAATAACTAGAGTAGGATAATAATAAATTAATAAACTATTATGGCAAGACCTTATGAAAAAAGTAACGCTAAAGTATTTGCAATACCAGGAGGTTCAGCAGGTACTCACGATGGCGATGTTACATTTTTAGGAACAACAACAACTACAACTGCTGGTCGTATTTATACGCCTTTAATTGTAAGTGGAAGTAGTCCTATATGGGTTTCTGCCGACCAAGATGTAGCTGGTAGACACGATGGTCTACTAGCTGTAGCATTAGGAACAAGCTCCACTCAAGACGGAATGCTCTTGAGGGGGGTTGTTACTATCGGTCAAACACTTAGTGGTATAGGAGACCCTGTATATCTAGGTGATGGTGGTTTATTTACTATGGAAGCACCAACAGGATTAGGCGATAATGCCAGAGTAATTGGTTTTCTTATAGCAGAAAGTCAAGTATATTTTAATCCTGATAACTCTGTAGATGCAAGAAAGGTAAAGCAAATTTCTACTAGCGACCACTCGTTTTATATGAATAGTACTAGTACAACATCAGACTTTTTTGTTCCTTTTAACAATCTAAACGAAGCTAGTAATCCAACAATTTACTATACAAGGACATTAGCACCTTATGGTGGTAGGCTTTTGAAGGCTATTGTTAGGTCATCAGCAGATATAGGTTCAGCCTGTAAATTACAATTTCATAAAATAACCAATACAGCAGTAGGCTTTGGTACTACACCAACTGAAGAGGTTACAGGAATTGATTTAAGTGTTGCACAAACTAGTCAAACTGCTGATTTTAGTATTGCAACTTTTAGTGAAGGAGACGTAATAGGCGTTTCTATGATAAAATCATCATCAGGAGTGGCAAATGTAAATGTTACTCTTGTTTGGGAATATATAATATAATTATGGCATTAGCAACAAGAAAATCATCAGACATATTTAATAAGAATACAGGAGAAGAGAGAGATTCTAAAACAATAGATACCTCTACTGAAACTGAAATTAGAGATAAATTTAACAATGGAGACCATATACTTGATGAAGGTATGTTTGAAAATTTAGCTCCTGCTCTATATGCTATACAGCAGCTTTCTGAAGATATAGAAGAGTTAAGAAGGTATGTTCAATCAGAAATTACAAGTATTACTTCAGCACAATCAAGTGCGATAACAGCTAATACTGCTAAGACTGGTTTAACTTCTGCACAAACAACTATATTAAGCAACTTAGCTAACTTGCCAACAAGAGCAGGTGCAAGAGGAACTTTGTGGAATGATAGAGGTGTAGTAAAGGTAGCATAAAACAATAAATAATTTTTTAAAAAATAAATAAATGGCAACAACAGTAACAAACGCAAATTTAACTGTAACATTGACTGACAATGTAACATTGAATGGTCAATCTTATGGTAACACAAACACCTTAACAATAGCTGATATTGATGAGGTTTATAGCAGAGTAGTAGAAGTTCCAATTTCTGCTTTTACTCCTATAGTAGAGTTAGGTTCTACAGGACAAGGCTCTTTAGTGGCTGCTAACGTAAAATATATTAGAGTTACAAACTTAGATGATACTAATTTTGTAAACCTAAAAGTATTTGGAACAGATGCTATGGTAATCAAATTAGAAGCAGGTAAATCTTTCATCATGGGTGGTGCAAGTTTTGATGCTGATAACGCTGATATAGCACAAGGAGCAGTTTCTCATAACTCAACTTTTGTAATGTCTGCTGAAGCAAGTGTAGCTGCTTGTGATGTAGAAGTATTTGTAGCATCTATCTAATGAAACTCAAGGTTCTAAGGTTTAGTAGTCAGGCAGACTGTACAAACGGTTTGCTTTTTGAAGATAGCGACATAGGCTTATTGTTTATGGCGTATACCTTAGAAGATGAACATAGAGTTTTAAAGGTCAAAGGAGAAACAAGAATACCTGCTGGTACATATAAAATACAATTTAGAAATGAAGGTGGATTTCATGCGAAGTATAAAAAAAGATTTCCTACAATTCATAAAGGTATGTTGGAGGTTTGTGATGTACCAGGCTTTGAATACATACTTATACATTGTGGTAACGATGATTCTCATACTGCTGGATGCCTTCTTTTGGGTGATTCACAAGAGAATAATAAAATCATCAAAGATGGCTTCATTGGAAAGTCCACTAATGCGTATAAAAGAGTATATCCAGATATTGCGAAAGAGCTAGAGAAAGGAAATGAAGTAACAATAGAATATATAGATTTTGATAAAGTAAAATAATGGCAACTAATAAGGACATTATAAAGGAAGTAGCATTAATGGAACAAAGAATAGACTCTATGGAGGATAAATTAGACAAGGTAGTAGCTAAATTAGATA